TCTGGAATTCCCTAGACTAATATAATCTGGGAGGTGGCAATATGTTCACATCAACTTCCGTCAATGCAAAGTTGTATAGTTACTTGCCTGGCTATGAAGCAGCCTGCTTCACCGGCTCAGACTTGAAAACGGTAACTAACTCGATTCGTCAGTTGTGTATAGACGAGATCAAGGTTCAATTCCCTGATCATGAGTTACCAAAGGATCGTATTAATACTATACTTTCCAACGTTGACAAGTTCTTCATTCGATACTACGATCGGATGAGACGTGTATCCGAGAGCAAGGTCCGAAACCTTGCTGATAAGTCCAAGGAAGACAAGAATACTCTTGATTCCATGTTATCTAACCTAATGAGCTCTGATAACTGCTCATTAGAACTTGCAGCCTATATGGCACTAAGCCGTACAGGAGAGCCAATGGACATCTGCCAAAAGTGTCCGTGGTATTGTTATCATAAATTCTGTATGATTTATGTTAATGACTGTTCGGAAGATGCAATCATCCAAACTGTGCAGTTTAATATTGCTGAATTTAAATATTTAGCAACTGCGTTATTACAAATGGCTAACCTTATGGTTACCTATTACGGTGTAAAGATAAGTGATCTCGATAGTCACTATACTGTATTTACTGATATACTAACTTGTAGTCATATATACGAGTTAATGAATCCTTCTGGAGAATCCAGAGAGGAGTATCTCAGTGATGCGCTAACTATGTTAACTTCACCTAGTATTCCGTATACTACTGATGAATATCAGAAGTATGATCAGTTACTCACCGAAGTCTTTAGAGATGTGATCTCCGGTAGAAAGGCTTATGCGAAAGAAATGCATGATGCACTCTTTTCTACTAAACATTTCATGGCCGAACCATTCGACAATGAGCGTGATTATTACTATTCCATGAAAGGAACAGGACAGTCAGCTTATACTGGAGAAAGACATTCTCTTCAGTCCAGTGCGTTCGAGGTGGATATCCACAAAGATGATCCTAGAGTTCAGAGTTTTGATTCCTTTATTCGTTATGAATCAAAGTATAAATTAGTGAACGAAGGAGAAACTTCGCCTCGGGTCTGTATCAAGACAATTGGTATAAACAATCCAGGAAAGTTTAAACCTCGTATTATTCACATTGCAGATAACCCTCTGCAAGATCGATGTAACTGGATTCATCGTAGATTGATGTCCATGGTTGCAAAGATCCCTAGTGATAGCACTAAGAATCAAGATAAGGGTAGAGCTTTTCTCCAAA